CGTCAGCCTCTTGACCTTCAACAACGACAGCGCCTAAGCGTTTAACCATATGGGAACGAAGAGCCTCATAATGTTTAGGCTTCTTCATATCCTTACGATTACCCTTATAAGGGACTGTCTTTGCAATCTCGTATCGGTAGTTGTTCTTACCAGTTAGGAAGGCTTCATAAGAATCTGCTTTCAGGTGGATGTAGACCATATCTTCCATTGCTTCTACTAACCTGCTCTTAGCAAACTTCTCAGAATCTTCCTCACTTGCAAAACCTACACTGTAGATCAAGAAATCAGCATCAATGAGTAACTTCTTTGGAACCTCTTTAGAGAATGTCGTCATCGTCATCTGAAGCGTCAGGATTGTACGTCTTCAGTTCAGTCACGATAAGCTTCTTCACAGACGGAGCAGCACCGAACTTAGCTGACATCTTGTGGCGATAGCTAGACACCAGTGCAGACACTTTAGTACCGTTACCGATAGCGTCAATCTCCACAGGCTTACCGTCTTGGTCTACAGGATCAAACTTATACAGACTCTTAGCGACAATATACTTGCCCATAGTGTCTTTCTCTTTGATCTGAATACCCAGCTCCTTCAGAGCCTCACAGTCCTTATCTGAAAGATTGCCGATAGTGCATTCGTACTTCTTGTTGTCCTCGTTGAACTTAGTGTTGTACTGAGCCATCCAGTTGCTCCAGAAGAGTTCACCACCGATCTTTACAGGTTTCATATCCATTTCATTTTCCTTTAAGTTTGTTTAACCAGGGATTGACATAATTGTCTTTTCCGGCACATTTCCTACTACAGTAAGGCCCACGCCTTCCTTTTTTCAAGTTACCTTTAACATGTCTAAGTAGCTTTTCAGCTTCTTTACCACAAGAAGGACAGGTAAACGAATAAAGTTTTGCGTAGCGTCCTTCCATTGCTTTTTTAGCGTTTTCTTCTAATGTTAAAAGCTGTAAATTTTCAATACGATCATCTGTAAAGTCGTTATTAATATGATCTACAGTTTCTTCAGGTAGAAGTTCTCTGCCAAGATGCTGTTCCATCAACAACCTAGGATAAGATTTTGTTTGTCTTGATCCGTCATCGTGAATGATAACAACATGTTTTCTTCCGTCTTTGCGTGTATACGGCCCATAAATTTTCATAGTGTCTCCTATAAGTTGGTGGGCGATCAGGGAGTCGAACCCTGAAGCCTTACGGCGCTGGAGCTTAAATCCAGTGTGTTTGCCAGTTTCACCAATCGCCCGTACCTATAATTATACACTATTTTAAGAGCCGTGTCAAGTATTATTTTAGAGTTTAGTCTCTAAAAACGGCTACCGATTACGCCACAGTCTCAATAAACTATACAATTAGTATATCAGCTTTATTTGTGTTTGTCAAGTACTTTTCATTGTATTGTTACACTTTCTTTAGTCTCCAAGTAGCCTGCATAGTTTTCAAGGTAGTCAAGACCTGCTGAGAAGATGCAGTACAGGTCTAGCATGTCCAGACCAGCAGTAGCCTTGACTTCAAAGGAATCACCATAGACTTCAATGGTGATGACATTAGTGGGTTTCTCGCCAGCTTTTTCCAATTTTGTATTCTCCGTCTAGAGGGCATCGGAGTTTATAGAACTCGCCTGCCTCAATGATTGACATTCTAGCAGCTTTTCCTGCCTCCTCAGCAATTTCAGGAGAACATTCAAACTGGAATTCATCGTGTACATTAGCGACTAGCTTCACAGGCCACTTGTTAGCCTTGATCTTGTCGTAGAAGATACACAATGCCTTCTTCATTACGATTGCACCAGCCCCTTGTAAGAGACTGTTAAGTGCTGCATGTTCACTTCGTACCCAGATGCGTCGTCCGTCAAGTCCTGGGACGCTTCCTGAACCTGCTATTCTCTTGACTCGTTCGAGAAGTCTTGCAAGGGACGGTGTTTGCGATAGAAACTTTGCTCTGAGTCTTTCTCCATCTTTAGCAGTTCCTCCAACAATGGAGCCAATTTTAGCATCGCCTGCTCCGTACAAGAAAGCGTAGATAAAGGTCTTGGCTGCATCTCTCGTTGGTAGTCCTGCAGAATGTTGATTAACTGTGTGTACATCTGTCCCATCTTTAGATGATCCTTCAGTGACTGTTCTGACATAATCGTCATCATTCATATAGTGAGCAAGCATACGAAGCTCCAAACCTGAAGCATCACAGCCTACCAAAACATTACCTTCTTCAACAGTCCAGCACTCACGACACTCATGTCCATAGATTGACCCTGCATTAGGCACTTGTGCCATGTTAGGGCTACTGTGTGTCATTCGTCCTGTCACTGCTCCGTTGGTAATAACCTTACCGTGAACCCTTCCGTCATCCTTCATAGCCTCTAACCAGCTTTCAATCTGTGCTACTCGTTTCTGGAGCATCAGATACTCAGCAATCATCTTAGCTTCTGGGATGTCAATGTCAGACAAGATAGATTCATCTACCATAGGCTGACCTGTCTCGGTAAACTTCTTAGGTTTCCACCCAAGTTCCTTTAGCTTTTCTCCGATTTGCTTTCTTGAGCCGGGGTTGAAAGTAACCAACAAGGGCTTGAGTTGCTTTCCTGTTTTCTCACTGACTCGTGGAACCTCGTAGGGAGGCCATCTATGCTGCATCTGTTCATATATTCCTGCCATTTTTCCTTTGATGTCAGTAAGTAGACAAGTGGCGTGAACGGTGTCAAGTTTGAATCCATTTCTTTCCTGTTCTGCGATGATTGCTGCTACTTTGTGCTCTAAGTCAACAGATTCTTGACTAAAGCCTTTTTTGTCCAATTCAGAAGTGAGATGAAAGTATAGTTTAGAAGTAACTTCAACATCCCTAACGCAATAGTAGTCCATAAGACTATCAATAGGTTTATCGAAACATTCTCCGTCATACTCTTGTCTCCTGTCCATCATCCACTGCCATACAGCAGGGTAGTTAATCTTCTTGAAACCTAGACTCGTTCCCCAGGCTTCCAGAGAATGTCCTTGCTCCCTGCTTGGATCGAGTAGCCTGCTTGCTATAAGAGTGTCGAATACGTTCTTCAACCTTATCTTCGTATTCCATGATCTGTTCAACACTGGAAAATCGAAGCTGATTCCATTGTGAGCTATCAGGACTGTAGCCTTGCTTAGATAGTCGTTTAGGCCATTGGGATTTTTCCATAGTCTTACATCGCCTGTGTCAATGTCTTTAGTTACTACAACGTGGATCTTCTTGTGAGATAGATCCGTTTCGATGTCGAGGACTAGCCTCATAAGAGCCTTTCATCATTTAATGTTGAGCCACAGCCCCACCTGAGCAAAAGCATAGCCTGTCCAGATCATACCGTTAGCTGTCTCGCCTTTGAGCCATTGTAGCACACCTACAATGAGATAGCCAACACCTGTAGCTCCCACGATCAAGTGTTCGATGCTCATGACAGGCTCCTTGCTCTGATTGCTTCTGCGGCCTTGCCACAAACCCATTCATCATCCTTGTATGTAGCAAAGTTTTCTACTAACTCAGCACATTCCTCACGCTCATGAGCAGCGACAAGGGCTGCGAAGCGTTCAAGCAGTTCGTCCGCTGCTGTCTCACGTCCGCCGTAGCTCGTGATAAGCCCAGCCTTCCGCGCCCAGCGGATTATATCTTCACGTTCAATCATTATCGTCTTCCTTCAGTGGTTCTGGCTCAAGTAGTTTCTCTTTAGGCCTATCTTCACGGCGCTTAAAAATCCTATCCCAGCCTTCCTCGTAAGCCTTCTGATCCTGCTGCTTACGTGGTGCATCGCCTTTACCAGCTTCAGAGTGTGTCATAGTGTTTCAGCCTCCATTTCAATCATTCGTCCTGTGTCTTTGATGTACTGGAGCTCACAGGCGGGTCCAGTGTATCCATTATACCGATTCTTTGCAACTGCCACTTTTGTGCGGTGTCTCTCTTGCTCATTTTCAGCCATTGAGTTTCGTTCAAGAGTAATAACAGCGTCAGATAGTTGGGCGATGGCTCCTGAACCTCGCAACTGACTAAGTGAAACTGCCTGTCCATCTTCATGTCCTGCATTTCCTTGTGGCCTCCGTAGGTGTGATACACAGATCAGTGTTACTTCAAGTTCCTGCACCAGTGTACGCAGTTTAGTCATCATTGCATCAATAGCTTTACGCTCGTCGCCGTT